GTAATTGAACAAGCAACGGCGCTGGATTTATTCACAGCGCCAGAAAAAGTAAATCAGATGCTAGCTCACATTAAAACGCTGGCAGAAGAAGAGCAAAAAGAACTCGACGGTGATTTGTCTGTAGCTAAAAACCGCAAGGCATTCGCGTCACTGGCATACAAAGTTACTCAAACAAAAACAGCCATTGATAAGGCTGGCAAGTTGGTTGTTGATGACCTGAAAGAGTTACCAAAGAAAGTAGATGCAGCACGTAAATTGTTCCGCGATGAACTTGACTCACTGAGTGATGGGATTCGCAAGCCACTAACAGAGTGGGAAGAACAAGAAAAGGCTCGAGAAGAAGCTGAGGCGCTTAAAAAGCAAATCGAGGCTGACCACGAAGAAGCCTTGCAGATGAATGAATTATTTGATTTACGCAAAGCCGAAGCGGAACGCCAGCGTATTGCACGCGAAGAAGAAATGAAACGGCAAGCTGCGGAACAGGCAAGATTAGAAGCCGAACGCAAAGCGCAGCAAGAAATTGAAGCAGCAGCACAGCGTGAGCGTGAAGCAAAAGAAGCCGCCGAACGCGCAGAGCGTGAAAAGCAGGAAGCTATTCAACGTGCAGAACAAGCAGCAAAAGAAGCCAAGGAAAAGGCTGAACGTGACGCTAAGGAAGCTCAGGGACGAGCTGAGCGCGAGAAACAAGCAGCTATCGAGGCTGAGCGCAAGAAAGCTCTTGAAGTTGAACAAGCGCGATTAGCAGAAGAAGAACGCAAGCGCAAGGAAGATGCGAAGCGTCAAGAAGATAAAGAACATCGCCGCAAGTACAACCAAGAAACATTGCAAGCATTAGTCAGTAACGGATTTGACGAAAAATTAGCAACTGAATTTATTAAGCTAGTTGCAGGTAACCAAATCCCCCACATGACAATGAATTACTAATACCCACAGCACCAACACCAGAACCTAAATAACAATCGCTATCAATCGATAAGTGAGGGATTTCTTATGCCAAAAATTAACGAATTGAAACGTCAGGAACTCAGCTATCGACTGAATAGCGAGAGCTTCAAGGATGAAGTTAAAAACAAAATTAAGTGGGATTGGGCGGCTTTCATTGTTGCCTTAATCATGTTCATGGCACTGATACCGAGGTGGATATGACAATTAGAATAGAAGTAACTGGGTATAAGCCAGAAATAACATGCAGGAATAACTTTTCGCTAGCCATGGAAGGCTACGAACTAAAGTCGCTCACTGGCGAATCAAGTGTGATTTTTGGTGCTATGGAAAGCCCATTTACTGATGTTGTTGATTATGCAGCTAGCAACGGAATGTTAGACGAGCTAATTCAAAAAGCGATCGAAAAGAAATGCAAGGAGGCGGCATGAGAATTCAAATATATAGCCCTGACCCTAAGTTTGATATTGGAGAAATGGCTATTGATATTTACAACGAAATTGACGGAGAGGAACTTCGACAATTATCTGAATCAACTAAGGACAGGATTCTAAAGAAAATACAGGATGTATTGGAAGAAAGGCTAATCCAATGAAAGAGGGAATTTATTACAACATATCAAATGAGGACTACCACCATGGATTAGGTATTAGTAAATCACAGTTAGATGATATAGCGGTAAGTCCGGCGTTTTATAAATGGAAGAAAAACGCCCCTATCGACACGGAAAAGTTGAAAGCTTTAGACATGGGAACCGCCCTGCACTGCTTATTGCTTGAGCCTGACGAGTTTAGCAATAGATTTATTGAGGCTCCAGAATTTAACCGACGTAGTAACGACGGGAAGAAGGAGGAAAGAGAATTTTTAAAGGAGTGTGAAAAAACAGGGAAAATCGTAATGGATTACGAACAACATAGGAAGTTAAAAATAATGAGAGAAAGTGTCCTAGCACACCACGCAGCAAGATATTTCCTTGAAGCTGATGGTCACTGTGAAGCATCGATTTACTGGACTGACTACGATACTGATGAGTTATGCAGGGTTAGACCGGATAAAATACTGACTCAGCAACCAGTAATTATCGACGTAAAAAAGGTTGCTGACATGAGTCGCTTTGACAGACACATAGAAGAGTTTCGATATCACGTACAAAACGCAATGTATCAGGAAGGTTATTTGCGACACTTTGGAGAATCCCCTGTATTTCTATTTATCGCAGTTAGCGAAACTATTGACTGCGCTCGTTATCCCGTTCACGTCTATGAGCTTGATTCGTCAGACATTGATGTTGGATTTAATCTGTTCAAACAAAACCTACAGACATTTCACGAGTGTCGCATCAATGATGATTGGGGCGGCATAGAGCCAATTTCACGCCCTGATTGGGCTAGAAGGAAAGACTAATATGTCACAAGAAATAACAACAATTGATGCGGCTCACGAGGCTGATACATCCACGGCTATTTTTAGTCCGTCCGGCTTACAAAAGCTACAAGCGTTTGCGGAAGTTATGGCGCTTGGGGTTGCGACAGTGCCTAAACACCTAGCAGGAAAACCAGCGGACTGTTTAGCTGTGGCGATGCAAGCTGCGCAGTGGGGGATGAATCCTTATGCTGTTGCTCAAAAGACACACTTGATTAACGGAGTGCTTGGATATGAAGCTCAGCTAGTTAATGCAGTGGTTACAAGCTCAAGAGCTGTAACAGGTCGCTTTCATTATAAATATGGCGGAGACTGGGAAAGAATTACTGGAACCAAAAATAAATCAGATGAGACTGGGCTATTTGTTCAGGTTGGCGCAGTGCTTAATGGTGAGTCAGAAATTACATGGGGAGAGCCTCTGTATATGTGCGATATCACCACTAGGAATTCCCCGTTATGGAAAACAGCACCTAAGCAACAAATTGCATACTTAGCTGTTAAATATTGGGCTCGTCTATATTGCCCCGAGGTTATTTTGGGTGTTTACACGCCTGACGAATTTGATTCAGAGCCGCGAGTCTCCAGAAATGTAACACCACAAACCACAAAACAATCACTCAATAATCTAATTAACAATAAGACCACTGAAGATAAGCAGGCTGACGCTAGAACACCTGAGCAGATTTTAAGTGACTTTGAAGGCGTGGCAAATGATGCAAGATGTGTCGAGGAGTTAGATAAATTATATAAATATGCAGCTAAGGTGCTAGCTCATAACGATGAAGAGTTAAGTAAAGCAACTGATGTTTATCAAATACGCAAGGAAGAATTAGAAGGAGTTATTGAGCATGGCTAGTCGTGGAGTAAATAAGGTAATTCTCATTGGTCACTTAGGTAATGAGCCTGAAATCCGTTATATGCCTAACGGCGGAGCTGTCGCTAACCTGACTCTGGCAACCTCTGAAAGTTGGCGTGACAAGCAATCAGGTGAAATGCGCGAGAAAACCGAATGGCATAGAGTGATAATTTTCGGAAAGTTAGCCGAAGTTGCAGGCGAATATCTGAAAAAAGGCTCACAAGTCTATATCGAAGGCTCTTTGCAAACCCGTAAATGGCAAGACCAAAGCGGTCAAGACCGATACACAACAGAAGTAGTGGTAAATATCGGTGGTACGATGCAGATGTTAGGCGGCAACGGTGGTAATCAGGCAGGAAGCCAGCAACCAGCGAGACAACCTCAACAGCCACAGCAACAAGCACCTCAGAATGAGCCACCGATGGATTGGGATGACTCAGATATACCATTCTGACCCACCCCTATGTAATTTAACCAAAGGATATAACATTACTAAGTACAAGGATGCAAACAGGAGATAGATATATGGTGATGTACATTAAAATTAATGAGCATGATGTGATAGAAGTTGGTAAATACCGAGACTGCTTAGAAATAGGATTTATTGATGAGCGATGCAACTGTGGCGATGGGACATGCGAAGCCAAAGTTCACAGAGCTGAGTATGTGAATATTCCAACTAAGCAAGTGCCAGAATTAATTAAAGAATTAATCAGACTATATCCAGATTGGGATGATGATTAATTTAACTCGCAGGGATGCAATGAAGAGGAATGAATAATGGCAATAGTTCAGTATTACGTTGACGCAGAATCGGTAAATATGGAAACCGAACTATGCGAAATAACCGATGATGAAAAGTACACGCTTGATAATAACAGCTATGAGAAAGACTCCAGCGGAGTTGACCTAGAGTGCTGCGTAAGTGATTGCGCGGAAGATTACCATAATAATCATGACGGCTGGGAGGATCCGTGGCCAGTGTGCTTTATCGTTTGGATTGACGATGTATGCAAAGGTAAGTTTAGCGTTGAGTGTGAGTTTAACCCTGTATTTTCAGCTAAAAAGGTGGAGTGATGGATAAATCAAGGCAGCAATTTGAAGATACCATAAAGTCACTTAGCGACCCGTCAGAATTTGAATCAAAACTTAAACGTGCAAATAACGGATTAAATTACGCTGACCGTGACGTTGATTTAATGTGGATTAGCTGGCAAGCATCACGCGCGAGTTTGGAGTTTGAATTGCCAGAGGGGTTTGGTGTGCATGAAGTTTGGTGCTACACGGCAGTTTCAGTTGAGAACGAATTAATCAGCAACGGAGTGAAAATAAAAAATGAATAATGAGATATTAGAGTTAGCGGAAGGTCTAGAAGTAATTGAAGATGTATTAATCAAAGATGGTCAAACACATAAACAGATTGAGTTAAAAACACTAGTTAAATTATGTGAGTATATTAAAAAAATAAATAAATTGCAGCCTGTAGCTTGGATGTACCCTGTATTTCATGATGATAAAATGCAATTCACAACTGATGCGGTTACATCTGAAAATATAGATATTCATTTTCAATCTCATGGTTCGCCATTTAAAGTAACCCCACTCTACCGTTTAGATTAAATAACCATGCAAATAATCGGATATGTATTACTCATGCTAATACAGGGTTCTGCTGTGCCTGTATCTGAGCAAATATACACACAGCAAGAATGCGAGAGCCGTGCTATGCAGATAATGATGGTGCGGGATGTTGAGGTTACGTGTGGGGAGGTGATTCGTGGAAAGTGAATTTAAAGTAGGCGATAAGGTCACTCCGATAGTCGATGATTCAAGCTGGATTGCGCCTGATGAACCATGTGTGATTGTCAGCATCGACCACGTGTCTATTTGCATCGAAAACGAAGAAGGCTTTGTAGATTATTATCAATCTGATGAACTGGAGTTAATTAATGAATAAATACACCGACCAATCTGACTTCGAGATTAATAAAAAGGTTGCTAGTCATTATTTGCCATGCGATTACAATATCAACGAACATACAAAAACAGTAGAGTTGATTTGCTATTTAGGTGATACAGATGAATATAATGCGTATGCCACATTCGCCCCATGTAGTAATCCAGCAAGCGCGTGGGATTTAATATTAGATGCAAAGCTATCAATTCATCCAGATTTTAATAATGACTGTAAATCTTGGGTTGTTCGTAATGTTCATATACCTATGGTGAATGAAACGAACTTAGCGCGTGCAATTAGTATTGCTTATTTATTATTTAAGGATGTGGAGAATGAAACTAATAATAAAAGGTGACGTATATGATATAAAAAGAATCGCAATTAATGCTGCACTAGAAGCCCACAAAAAGAATCACAGCCGAACAGGAATAATCGTTAATCACAAAATAAAGATAGGAAAGAATATCTACCCTGTTGAAATTCAAAACTGCCAAAAGTCTTATATGGTAACAATGAGAAATAAAAGGCAGAGAATATGAATGAGCAGATATTAGAGAACGGCCGCCGAAAGATAGCCCGTGAATGCCATGACAAATTAAAGCAACTCAAAAAACTCAGCGATAAACAAAGCGCAGCAATACTCAAAGATTACCTACCAACTTTTACCCTCACATTAACAAAAGAACACTTAGCAAAATGCCCGGCAAATATGTGGCTGAATTACTACGTACATACGATAGATAAGGAGATTAATAATGAATAATGTCGTTCTTCTAACTCCAAGCAAGTGGGTTACTGAAGATGTGCTTATGATAATCACCGGCATGCGCTCAGGAACAATTAAATCAGCAAGGAAAAAGTCTTGGGCTGCCGGTAGAGAATATCTTCACATTTCACCGGACGGAAGCCCTAAAGAAAATTCAGAATGCATGTACAATCATGAGGCGATCATAAACTGGATCGAGAAGCAAAGAAATTCACAACCTCAATAGGTGCATTATGAAAATAAAATACCCAACAGGTGTTGAAGTGCATGGTAAAAGCCTTCGTATATCATTTACATACAAAGGAAAGAGAGTTAGGGAAACTCTTGGGATACCTGATACACCAAAAAACAGGAAGCTGGCAGGTGAGCTAAGGACAGCTATCTGCTACAAAATAAAAACTGGTACTTTTGATTACGCTGTTGAGTTTCCTCAGTCAAAAAATTGCGATGGACCATCAATTAGCAATAAAAATTTGACATTTGGATATGTTGCTAATAAGTGGATCGAACTTAAAAGAATAGAGGTTGCTGTAAGTACATTTGAAGCTTACAAGTCAATAGTTAATGTTTTATTCTTCTTTGTTGATAAAAACAAAATGATAAATCAATTTAATTTGGAGGATATCTTATCAATAAGAAATAAAATGATTACATCACCAACTATTGAACCAGCTCATAGGGTAAGTAAAATGGGCAGGAGCGTATCTACAGTAAATAATTATATGAAAATACTCAATTGTATTTTTTGCTTCGCTGCTGATAATAAATATATTGATAACAATGTATTGCCATCAATAAAGGCGCTTAAAAAATCAAGGCCTATTCCAGACCCAATAACAAAAGATGAGTTCCCTAGGTTGCTTGATGCAACAAGAAACATTCAAGCAAAAAACATGCTTATCGTCTCTGTTTATACAGGTTTAAGACCGGGTGAGCTATGTGCTCTGGCTTATGAGGATATAGACTTGATAGAGAGAACAATTACGGTTAAAAGAAATATTTCCAATATAGGTGATTTCTCGTTACCAAAAACGCCTTCAAGCACAAATAGAGTTATTCATATGCTAGACCCTGTGTATGAAAGTATAAGGGAGCAAATGTCACTTACCCGCATGACAAAGCCAGAAACTGTAAGTGTAGAAATGCGGGAATATGGTAAATTTAGGGAGGACTCCTGCACATTTATATTTCAGCCTCATGTAGTTGCTAGAAATGGACTTGAAACAAAGCACTACTCTCCCGGTGGATTTAACGGAATATGGAGTGTTTTAATAAAAAGGTCAGGAGTTAGAAATAGAAAATCCTATCAGACTCGTCACACTTACGCGTGCTGGATGCTATCGGCTGGAGCGAACCCTGCATTCATAGCTACACAGATGGGGCATTCATCAGCCAAAATGATTTATGACGTCTATGGCGCATGGATGAAAGAGAACGATAAAGACCAAATTGCAATTATGAATAAAAATGCCCCACAGATGCCCCATGCCTTCCAAGGTAACGCAATTAACTCTTAA